TGATGTAACATATAAATCTACGAAAGTTCCACCTAATTTAGAAATGTTAACTGTTGTTCTTTTAATAATACCAATATTTCTAATTGGTCCACATAACCACCCCTTCATGACGAATTGCATGGTATTAACAATATATCTTGGAGTTTCCATTGATCCCTCATAGCGGTCACTCATAACAACATTCTGTAATACGACTGGAATATCCATGGCTAAATCTAAATCTGGAATTAATATAATAGATGATGTCCATTCAGGGGCGAAGTATGGTAAAATTTGCTCCACTACCTGCAAATTATCCTCAATATTTTTAGAATATACACTTAATGAAAAGGTAATATTATAAGGTATCAATGTATGAACATAATTATATTCATTACTATTAATTGGATTTTGAATGACTATTTTCTGTTGATTGTTTAACTTCCGGCCTGCATCATAATTTATAGCCGTTATTTCAAATGAAATTCTAGGAAGAGTTATTGCTATGGATCGTTCCGCCTTTAAATCTTCTTCCATTCTAGCAATGAATTTTTGTTTTGGTCCATATGCTATGGGAACAGTTATTGATTGAATTAATGACTCACCACTATCCCGACGTTCAATGATAATATCATTAAATAGTGATCCAAAATATATTACATATTTTTTTAATAAAGTATGGTAATAATAATTATTTGTTAACATTATAGGCTTCCAAATGGGTTAGTGACTGAGAAATCATTGATTAAATCAGATTCAGTCTGAATAATAATATTTTGAAAATTACGTTCTTGTCTATATTCAGTATGATATTCCATTTCAATAACTTCATCATTTTCCGTAGTTAGTTCCCCTCCTAATTCAGAGAGAATAGAGGTTGGACCCGTATTAGCCAATGAAAATTTATTGATGGTATTATCAATTTCTGGAATACCTGTATCAATTCTCTCTGATGAGAATTCAAACAATTCGCATTTAAGAAGAAACACGTAATTTTTACCTAATGTAAAAAATGGTGTTGTGGTATTGACATATTTGATTTCAAAATAACTTCCTGTAGTTGGAAAATAAATAATGTCGCCTTCCATTGGTCTTACATTATTTTCATGATTTCCAATTTCCTCCATATATCTTCTCTTTGATACATTGAATGACATACTATCTCTTATTTCAAATCCAAATTTGGTAATCATATCACCTTGACCACCAAATCCCGTTGTTTCCACAACGTAACCTTCTAGAGTATATGCACGATCAAATAATGAAATTAAATCTTCCTTGAAGATATCATCTAATTTTACTAAAGTTCTTGGTAAATATTTTAATTCTAAACCATGTATTTGAATAGACTCTACTACTAAGTCTTCAATTAAATCTTGTTCTTGTTTATATGATTTATCAAAATAAAAATTTACCGCCATTCATATTATCCTAATAAATACGCGGTAGGTAATGAATATGAATTAATCATTTCACTTTCTAATTCTGAAATTTCGCCTTTAGCTTCTGTAAGAATTCTTTGGCCATCAAAGGTAATTCCACCCATCAACTGAATACCAGTATACTTAGTTAGGTTGATACCCCATTGTTCCTTTATCAGTGCCGTGGCATAATGAGCTAACCACCTATCTCCCCAGGCATCAGTATAAACATCTGGGTCTACAATTTGATAGGCTTCCACAACGATATAATCGCCAGTATTTAACTTTTCCCAATTCATATCAATATACAATTTATTAATATGACGGTTATATCTAATAGGTTGTTTACCTATTATTATTTCCTCAAATAACCTAACCTTACTCATCATTGTATAATATGGAACTAGAGATTGATTGGTATAATGATACATGTCATTAAGGGCCATCTGATATCTAACATCAAACATATTCACGCTACTAATAGCACTACCAATATCAAAAATATTAATAACTCCCATTATATTTTCAGGAATAGTTAAGTACTTATTATCTTTATCAGTCTGAGTTACAACATATTTAAGGAACATTTTTTCAGTTCCATCGAAATGATAATCATAATAATATTTTAATGCTTCATCAATACGATCTTCTACTTGTTCATCTGCAACATTTATTTTAGTGACTGGTGATCCTAATTTTCTAAGGCAATATTCTTTAAATTGTTCTCTTGTTGTAGGAATTGCCATATTAATCTTGCTCCGATTTTAAATATATTACATATTCTTTTCTATCTTGCAATTTAACAAGAATTTCTATATCCTTTATATATACGTTATATTCTTTTTTAGATTCCAATCTTACCAAAGCCATATTAATACGATACTTGTGGATTAATAGTAATGAATCCTTCTACGGCTCTAGACACTACATTTGATGAAGACGTTAATTTGAAATCATAGATATATTTGTCTTTATATGACATATTATTAGTTTGTAATGATGTTAATGTTCCCCGCATAATACCATTTGAAAAAGTATTAACTTGAAATGATACGGGGGTATTGGCCGAAATAAATTTTCTCGCTTTACCTACCCCCGTATATGTGCTAAGATTAATAGTATTATTGGCACTATCTTTAATGAGAAAGTCTACTTCAAAAGTAGCTCCCTGATCAATTATTAAATTTACTGAATCTGCCATTGTAATTCCTTAATTATTCATCATAATAACCCAATTGCTACCATCGGATTGCAGCATTGCAAACTTTCCAGCAACATTGGTTAGTATATTATTTGCCGCAGTATTAGAATCTATTGGCTTGATGGATGCACTTGTGCTATTGATTGTTCTGGCTGCAATGGTTTTAACATACAGAATTCTTCCTGGGTAGGTTGCAGCAGCAGGCATGACTACATTACAATTGGCTGTAGTATCAAATATGATGGATGCATCTGTAGCGGTTACTGTGTAACTTGTAGAACTAACTTTAACCGGAACAGATAAAGCTATAGGTCCAGCCACACTAAATTTTGTATTTGGTGTTGGCGCACCAATACCTACGGTATTAAGGACTGTATCTAATACAAACGTTCCATTATCAATAGTAGTATTACCTGTAATAGTTACTTGATCGGAAAAGACAGCATTTCCTATGGTTATTAAATTTCCGTTTATATATAATTTTTCTGTAGGAGTGCCACTACCAACACCAACATTACCATTAGCAACAATTGATAATTTTGGTCCAGAAGTTAATGCATTATTTGATGACTCTCCGGTAGTATAAAAATGTATGGCTGATGGCATAGAATTTGGCCCCGGCGTCCCATTATTCAATACCATAATTCTTGCGGCTTCAATAGGCTGACCACCATCATCTGCATAAAAATCTAATCTACCAATTTGATCCCCATTAGCTACCGCAGAATAAGTTTCTATATTACCTGATCTAGTTTTATAGAATCCATATCTTGCACCCTGGTTGTGTATATTAGCTGTGGTTGCAGCAAGATATGAACCACCAGAATCTACTAGAGATTGAATTCTATATGCTGTTTTCACAGTGACAGCAGCATTTGCACCAGAAACTAAATATCCTGTACTTGTAATAACTGTTGGTGTGCTATCAGGACTAATTTGATCTTCTACATATAATGCATGACCAGACCCAGATTGTGTAATTTTAAGAGTAGGATTTGTGTCATTACTCTGAATATTCGCTGGGCCTTGAAATATTGCATTAGAAACATTTATATCAGTAAGAAATGTTACTTTATCGTCAAATATAGTATTTCCCGTTACGGTTAATCCGCCACCAATCGCAACATTTCCAGAAACATTTGCGGCACCTGTAACAGTTAATTTAGCATCAGGTGAAGTATTACCAATACCTATGCGATCATTAACATTATCAATATACAGAGTTCCTGTATCAATGTTGGTATTTCCAGTAACAATAAGATTATTTATTGTTACTGTATTTGAAAATGTGGCATTACCTGTTACTGTAACTGTGTTGGAAAAATTTACATTTCCAGTTACGGTCAGAGTATTAGCTAAATTAGTATTACCAATTACTGTTAAAGTATTAGCTAATGAAGCATTACCTGTAACAAATAGATTTGTTAATATTCCAACAGATGTGATATTATTATAGTCACCAGAAATTCTTGCAGTATTTATAGTCCCTGTAATAATATTTGTTGCATTAGTATAATATGAGGAAGGTTGACCATTTAAATAATTAGTATTATTAGAAGTTATATATGGTTGTGATACTGTGGCTAATGTTCCATAAACATTAGCCGATGCTCTAATATCACCCGTTACATTAAGAGTAGAACCTAAATTAGTATTACCTATAATATCAGTATTACCTGTTACATTAAGTTTAGATAATGTTGTATTACCTGTTACAATTAATGTGTTAGATAAATTAGTATTACCATTTATTGTGGTATTACCACTTACAGTAAGTCTAGATAATGTAGTATTGCCCGTTACGATTAATGTAGAACCTAAATTAGTATTGCCTATAATATCAGTATTACCAGTTACAGTCAATGTATTAGCTAATGTAGTATTACCAGTTACAGTCAATGTATTAGAAAATCTAGTATTACCAGTTACAACTAATGTATTAGCTAATGTAGTATTACCAGTTACAGTTAATGTATTAGCTAGAGCAGTATTACCAGTTACAGTTAATGTATTAGCTAATGTGGTATTACCAATAACAGAAAAAGTATTAGATAAATTAGTATTACCAGTTACCACTAATGTATTAGCTAATGTGGTATTACCAGTTACAGATAATTGACCACCAACAGATAATTGACTACCAAATGCTGCGTTTCCTGAGACGTTTGCGGTGCCGGTTACTACAAATTTAGCAGTTGGAGTTATTGAACCACCAACGCTAACATTACCATTAGCAAAAATAGCTAATTTCGGGCCGCCTGATAGTGCACTATTAGAGCCTTCACCTGTAACATAGAAATACATACTTGTAGGCATTGAATTTGGGCCAGGGGTGCCGTTATTCAATACCATAATTCTAGATGCTTCAATTGGCTGACCACCATCGTCCGCAAAGAAATCTAGTCTAGCTATCTGATCGCCATTGGTAACAGCAGAATATAATGCAGTATTTTCAGAACGTGATTTATAAAATGTAATTCTAGCCCCTTGGTTAGATAGATTAGCATATCCAGCAGCAAGATAATTTGTTCCAGTTCCAACCTCGGTTGATATGGATTGTATTCTTGCTACTGCCCCATTAATTGTAATTTGACTATTTGAACCGGCTATAAATACACCGTCATTAGTTATAACAGTTGGATTTGGGTCTGGGCTTGTGGTATCTTCAACATATAGAGCATGGCCAGTTCCACTCTGAGTAATTTTTAAAGCAGGATTTTCATCTGATACCTGCATTGTTGTTGGACCAGTTACAGTCAATGTATTATCTAAAGTAGTATTACCAGTTACCACTAATGTATTAGAAAGTGTAGTATTACCAGTTACAATCAATGTATTAGCTAATGTAGTATTGCCAGTTACCACTAATGTATTAGAAAGTGTAGTATTACCAGTTACAGTTAATGTATTAGATAATGTAGTATTACCAGTTACAACTAATGTATTAGCTAATGTAGTATTACCAGTTACAGTTAATGTATTAGATAAATTAGTATTGCCAGTTACATCTAATGTATTAGAAAGTGTAGTATTACCAGTTACAATCAATGTATTAGCTAATGTAGTATTGCCAGTTACCACTAATGTATTAGAAAGTCTAGTATTACCAG